TTGTGTTTCCGGCTGCTATACGATACTCGGTCGCACCAGTGGTGTTGTAGCCCTGACCGACTACACCAATCGGACGAAGTCCGAATGCAACGTTAGTATTTGCCATAGTAGCAATCCTTTATATTAATCGGAGTCGCTTTCGCGGCCTCCGAAGGTTACACGACTTTGCCGACTATTAGAAATCGGCATTGAAGGATGTTGCTCCTTCATCAAGTCCTGATCCACAGCAGTCATTTGTTCGCGGGTTCGGCCCCCGTAATACTCGTTTCTTTCATGTGCTGTCTCTTC